ACCGGGTTCAGGAGTCTCTGATTCGATACCTGCAAGGTTATCGGATGGAGAGTTTGTCTTTACTGCAAAAGCTACAGAAGAAATCGGAGCTGATGAATTGATGCGTATGATGAAAGATGCTGAAGCTAAAGCAACTGAAAGACAACAAGTAGCTATGGGTGGAATGCTTGATAGTGGAGAAGAAGAGATTGACTCTAATGTTAATCGACAACAAGTAACTAACGAAGGTACTTATATACCTGAAGAAGATACAACTGTTAGAGATAAAATTAGAGAAACTATGCTCGACCCTTCTGCACAATCAAGATATGTCCGTAGTTAAAAGTGATAGAGCTACCCTATTAGCGTAGGCACTCTATTAAATAAAAACCGAAAGGCGACCTTTACAAGACAAGCCCTGCAAGTCGACATCGCAGCTACCTTGTTAAACGAAGCCCTGATTAGGAGAAAAGAAAATGACTGATAAAGTCCAAAAAGAGGAAAAGCCAAATCCTTATAACGCAAGTAAACCTTGGCACAAAGGAGAAGATAAACCTTTTATATCATCAAACAGTATGTTTTTTGAAGAGCCACAGAATAAGCTTTTTAAAAGTGATGACATAACTGAAGTGGAAGCTGAAGGAAGTGTTAATACTGAAGAGTTGGAAACTAATAAGGATAAACCTTACAAAAGACCAAACTATAAAAAAAGATATGATGATTTAAAAAAACATTATGATAGCAAACTTAATGAGTTTAAAAGCAGAGAACAAGAGTTAATTGAAGAAGCTTCTAAAAATAGAACTGACTACAAAGCTCCTAAGTCTGAAGAAGAACTAGAAGAATTTAAAAATAACTATCCTGATGTGTATGAAGTAGTAGAAACTGTTGCTCATCTACAAAGCGAATCTAAAGCAAAAGTTCTAGAAGAACGCCTTAGTAAACTCCAAGAAAGAGAACAACAATTAATGCGACAAGATGCAGAAAAAAGGTTAATAGAAAAACATCCTGATTTTGAAGATATTAAAAACAGCGATGATTTTCATACATGGGCAAAAGAACAGCCAAAGTCTATCCAAGATTGGGTATACTCAAATGCTAATGATGCCGATTTAGCTTCTCGTGCTTTAGATTTATTTAAGAAAGATTTTGGTATAGAATCTCAAAAGACTAAGTCATCTTCTAAACCGACCAAGAAATCTGCTGCAGATATGGTTTCAACTAAAACTACAACTGTTGAACCAAAGCAGGAGAAAGTATGGTCAGAAAGGGAGATTGCTGCATTGAGTATGGCAGAGTTTGATAAATACGAAAAGGAAATATCAGATGCTATGCAAGAAGGCAGAATCACAAAATAAACTATAACTTAAAGGAGAAAGTATCATGGCTCAATTTTTTGAACCCGGAACAGATACCGATGCTAACTTTGCAAACTCCGTAAGTGGACAAACTAATAGTTTCTTTTTACCTTCGGTTTACTCTAAAAAGGTTTTAAACTTCTTTAGAAAAGCCTCGGTAATAGAAGCTATCACAAACACCGACTATGCCGGTGAGATATCCTCTTTCGGAGACTCTGTAAAGATTATCAAAGAACCAGTTATTTCTGTGTCAGATTACACAAGAAATAGCGACACAACTGAAACTAGACTAACAGACCAAGAAATCACTTTGGTTGTTGATAGTGCTAAAGCTTTCAAATTCATCGTAGATGATATTGAAACTAATATGTCACATGTCAACTTCAAAGAGGTTGCTTCAAGCTCTGCTGCATATGCATTGAAAGATTCATATGATGCTGCTGTGTTAGCTACTATGTTTGCTGGTTGCTCAGCTTCATCACCTAATCACATTTTAGGTGCTGATAGTGCAACTGATTTAGGACAAGGAGTCTTTGATGGCTCTGGTGCTGCTGACATAGGTAGTGGTGGTTCTGAAACAGACCCATTAGACCTTATGGCTAGAATGGCAAGACTATTAGATGAACAAAATGTACCTGAAGAAGGTAGATGGTTTGTTGCAAGTCCTGACTTCTACGAAGTTCTAGGTCAGTCATCTTCTAAATTATTGTCTGTAGACTTCAACGCAGGTCAAGGCTCAATTAGAAATGGCTTAGTTTCAAGTGGAAAACTAAGAGGTTTTGATATGTACAAGTCAAACAACATTGCTGCAACATCTAATGCTGCTGGTAAATGTATGGCTGGTCATATGTCCTCTACTGCAACTGCTAATACTATCCTCTCAACAGAAGTGTTAAGAGACCCAACATCGTTTGGTGATATAGTTAGAGGCTTACATGTCTATGGTGCGAAAGTACTTAGAGATGAAGCTCTAGTAAGTGCATTCTATGGTATTGACTAATATCAACTCGGGGGAGTCTTCGGACTCCTCCACTTTTAAATTTAATATAGGAGAATAATTATGCCCGGACCACTCGTTTTAGTAGGACCTGCACTAGCTACAGCAGGAAGATATATTGTAAAAAATGGTGCAAAAAAAGGAATAGAAAAATATGGACCTAAAGTATTTAAACAAATTCAAAAAGATAAAGGTTTAAAAACTGTAGGTGATAAAGTTATTAAAAAAAGAATGACTGCTGCAGAAAGAAAAGCAATGTCTAAAGATTTTAATAAAAGTTTAGCTGATGCTCAAAAAGCCAAAAAAGGACCTACAAATAAAGAATTTATGGCAAGAGTAGATAAAGATATGGCTAAACAAAAAAGAATTGATAAAGTAAAAGCAGAAAATATGGCTGCTGCTAAAAGAAAACCTTTATATGGTGGTGGTAGTAGTACTAAAAAATCCATGAGAATGTCTTATAAGACAGGTGGAGAAGTAATGCCAAAAGCTAAACCTTGCTAATATGAAAGTTAAAGCACCAAAAGGCTATCATTGGATGAAACAACCCAAAGGTGGTTTTAAATTAATGAAACACACAGGAAAGTTTGTCAAGCACACAGGTGCTAGTTTAACAGCAAACTTTGCAATACAAAAACAACATAAAAAATAATGGCTTCAACATATTTAGATTTAACAAACGAAGTTCTTAGAGAACTAAACGAAATACCCTTAACCTCTGCAAACTTTGCAACTGCAATAGGTTTTCAAAAGTTTGTAAAGGATGCTATTAATAAATCTATATTTGATATAGCTAATGAAGAACCACAACTACCTTTTTTTAGTGCAGGTGTAAGTGGTAGCACAGACCCTTTCTATGGTAATGTTACAGTAGCAACTGTAGCAGGACAAAGATTTTATACTTTAAAAAATGGTAGTTCTAGTTTAACTACAGACTATGCTTCAATAGATTGGGATGATTTTTATTTAACAACAATAAATGTAAGTGGTGAGTCTAGCCCTTATGTTTCTAAAGGTTTAAAATTTTTAAACTTAGCTGACTGGAAAAGATACTACAGAGATAGTGAGAATGCTGATGATGCAAACTCAAAACATGGAGAACCTATTCATGTAATTAAATCACCAGACAGTAGAAAATTTGGATTAAGTCCAATACCTGACAAGGTTTATAATGTACATTTTTATGCATTTGCAAAGCCAACAGCTTTAGATGCACACGGAGACACAATAGTTTTACCAGAACAATATAGTAATGTTATAACAGCAAGAACAAGATATTACATCTGGCAATTTAAAGAAAGTCCACAACAAGCAGCATTTGCACTTGATGATTATAAAAAAGCAATGAGGACTATGAAATCAAATCTTATCAATCCTACTCCCAAGTACATGACAGATGATAGGACATATTTTTAATGGAGATATAAATGACAACTAAGATACCAGTAGAATTATCAAGCACCCCCGGAATAGTAGATGAAAGTAATGCTACAGCCATAACTATTGATAGTAGTGAAAATTCTACTTTCGCAGGAAACATAATTAAAGGTAATCTAACTATATCTGGCACAGAAATAGATTTAAGTTCTGGTGATTTAACCATAGATGTAGCAGGTGGTATTAATCTTGATTCTGATGGTGGTGAAATAAGTTTTAAAGATGCTGGTACTGAAATAGGTAAATTTAACAATAGCTCTAGTGATTTTGCGATAGAA